CGAGCCCTTCCTCGAAGTTGTGGTAAATGATCGCGGCCCCGACAATCTCGACAGGCGCCGGGAACACCAACTCCCAATAGCCACTGAGCGTCGTGAGCTTCGCCGGACGGGACGGCAGGTTCAGGTGGCCCGTGTTCGTCGGCGCGACGATGTTCTCGGCGGGATATTCGCTATCCTCCGCACTCCCGATCACGGTATCCGCCGTGCCCGCGACATCATCCTCGGGCAAGGCATAGCGCCCGAAAGCCGCACCGGGGGAGAGGGTTGGGCCTGTCGCCATTAACGGACCAATGCCTTCTCGAGCACCGTCACCGTCCCGCGCTGGTTGAGCCTAAATTCCCACTGCAACCGCGGCACAATGTCTCGCGCGAACACCGCGTCCATGCCCTCCGCGTTGAGGGCGCTTGCGTGGATGTTGACCGTGTAGTGCTGATTGACCGTCGGAGAGCCGCCGCCACTGGCGCTCGTGCGCGGGACGATGTCTTCCCCGAACCGACCCCCGTGCAGGATGGCGGGCTGCACGACGCCAGGCGGGACAAAGCCTCCCGTGGCGAAGCCACGCACGTTCTTGAGTCCGCCGGCCTGTAGAGCACTGACGAAGGCCGCCTGCGCCGGGTCGTATTCGCCCTTGTTGTCGGCGCGGTAGATCGCCCCGATCATCCGCTCGGCGGCACCGCCGGGAATCTTGGCCTTCTGCGAGGCCGTGACGGCCGCCTGAAACTGCGTGCCCCCGAACATATCCTGCAGTTGCCCGAAGAACTTGTCCCGCCGTGGGCTGATGTCGGTCGCCTCTTCGCCGCCGCGGAAGAGTCCGCCCTTCCAGATGGCTACCCCCAGCGCCGCCCCGCCGAGCGCCGCCAGCGTGAACGGGTTCGTGGCGAAGGCCGCGAGGCCCGCCCCGCCACCCGCGGCCGACGCGCCCCCGCCGAGTGCCGTCCCCGAGACGCCGCCGGCAATCGCGTTGCCGATGCTCTGCGCGAGGTTCGCGCTCGACAGGCTTTTGATGAGGCCGCCGAGAAATTGCTTCGTGAAAAACGACAGGATGTCGCCGAGGATGTTGGCGACCCCGGCCTGGATGGACTTCCAGATGTCGAGGTAGCCGTCCTTGAAACTCTCAGCCCCGATCAGCATCTTCGCGAACGAATGCGTGATGGCCGCATCCATCGTCTGAATCGATCGGGTTAGACCTTCCGTCATCGCGACCCAGACGCGGCTCAGTTCCGCCGCGCGCTGTTGCCCGATGCCCGGCACGCTCGCCCCCATCGCGCCCGCGACCCGTTGCGAGGGCAGGAAGATCTGGTCATTGACCGGCGACAGGCCCGCGAGCGGGTCACCCGTGACCCGGCCCTGCCGCAACAGTTCCGCGTCGTGCTCGAAGAACGCCTGCCCAGACAGGTTCGCCATTTCGCTGTTGAGGCGCCCATAGGCGTCCGCGAGCTTATCGGACTCGGTCGCGGCGCGCTTCGTGGTGCCCGTGCTCTTATTGAGCAGCGCCTCGTAATCGACCAGCGACCCGGCATTCTTCCGGACTTCGACGTCCGTGCGGTTGAGCGCCGCGGCGCTCGCGTCCGCCGCGTCCCGGAACCATTGGGCCTTCTGGCGCACCGCGTCGATGTTGATGCCCAAGGCGCCCCAGAGCGCCGCGACGCCAGGGATCTTGGCCTGGAGATCCATAACGCCCGCGATGCCGTCCAGGAGCGAGGCCGTGCCCCGCCGGATGAAGTTCACAAACTGGTCGAACAAACGCCCGAGGAAGTTGTAAGACTCGGCGGCCCAGACCTTCATTTGCATCTGGAACTTGCCGATCGCATCCCCGGCCTGGTCGAGGGCGCGCACGGTGGCGTCGGACATCACCGGGGCCGCTTCGCCCAACTTCTGGAAGTCCGAGATCAGCGTCGGGAGGATGGCGGCGCCCGTGCGCCCGAACAGGTCGATCGCAATGGCGGCGCGCGCGGCCGGGTCCGGGATCTTCGCGATCTCGGTCGCGATCATCTGGAGTTGCTCAAACGGAGACGCGGCCTTGAGTGCGTCCAGGTTGATGCCGAGCACCTTGACAGCATTCACGGCACTCTTCTCGCCGCTGATGAGATTGTTCTGCAGCCGCCCAATCGCGCCGGTGAGTTCGTCGATGCTGTTCCCGGACTGGCCCGCGATAAACTGCAGCTTCTGGACTTCGGTCGTGGTGAGGCCTGTGCGATCCGCCACCTTGACCAACTGATCGGCCGTGTTCAGGAGTTCGCGCCCGAACGCCACGACGCTGCTCACGCCGAGCGAGATGCCAAACGCGCCCAGGACGGTGCTGACTTGACTCAGCGACATCCCGAACCGTTGCGTCTGTGCCGTCGCGCCCGCTGTCTCCTTCTGTAAGGCCACCATCGCAGGCGGGGCCTTCTGACCGAGCGCGGTATATTTCGCGATGGCGTCCGTAAGGGTGCGATTGGCTTTGGCCTGCTCCGCTTCGGTGAGCTTGGTCGCCCCGCCGATCTTCGTGATGGCCGTGACGAGGTTATTGGCCGAATACAGCAACTTGTCGCCGCTGAACGCCTTCACCATCCGCTCGGCTTGCGGCGTGAGCTTCTGGACTTCGACCCCGACTTGTTTGGTGTTCCGCTCGACGAGCTTGAGCGTGGAGTTGGCCTTCGCCATCCCCGTGTCAAACTGGGCGGTATCCGCCGTGAGCATCGCCCGCAGGACGCCGACGACCGCCTGATTTGCCGCTGCCATCAGTGGACGACCTTCAGCGGAATCTGGTAACGCTCACTCAAGAAATGCAACATCTGTCGTTGTGCCTCACGCGATGTCTGCCGTGGTCCGTCGCGATGCCCCAGGATCGTCTCAAGTGGCTTCAGTGTCCCCGCCTGCGCCTGCGCGATGAGGGTCGCCATGGTCCACGACAATTCGAGATCGCGCTCTCGCGCCCCCGTGCGCTCCCGGTAAAACTCCCGCGGCGTCATCCGCCAGAACGTCGCTTGGCTCAGACCGAGTCGACGGGCGCCGATGATAAGGGCTCGCCAGTCCCACCCTGAGCCTCCGGAGGGTCCACGGCCTTTTCCTCCGGTTCGTTCAGACCAAACGCCTGATGAATGAAGCCGAGCACGGCATCGGCCCCGCCCGCCTTCTCGATCCACTTGCTCGCATCCTTGAGCGTGCGGATTTCGGCCGCGTGTTCGTCCTGCAGGAAGCACCACGTCACCGCCCGCACGCCGGAGAGACGCCCCTGTTGAATGCCGTCAATCAGTTCGTGCAGAGGCTTTCCGACGAGATCCTCCAACTCACACAGGGAGTCGAACGTCGGACGCAAGGTATAGGGCTTGCCCCCGACCACGACGCCGACTTCGCCCTTTTCCTTGTTCGCCATGGCTCACCGACTAGGGCAAGGTGTAGGCGGACAGCGGTGTCACCTCGGCCGTGAAGTCGCACTTCACATCCACGCCGAGCGCCCCGATCTGATACTTCGTCACCACGCCCCGGAACGCCAGAATGATGCCGGGAGGCGAACCGGCACCGTCGCCCGCAGCGCCCGCCGGGAACTCGATCTCGAAGTCCACTTCGGTCACATCGCGCCACAGCGACACGAGCGACCGATCCGGATCGAACCCGTCCCCGCCTGCGACGGTGTGCGACCCGTGCCCGGGCCGGTAGTTGCCGCGCAACGCAAAGGCCCCGGAGTCGCGCAAGGTCGCCAGCTTTTCCCGATGCCGATCCGGGCTCCGGAGGTGCGTCTTCTCCAGCACGCCGGTCGTCATGTCCCCAGGCGTGATCAGGTCGATGTCCGCGACCGCCACGAAGGTCTGTGGGGAGTCGCCCTGCCCAATCCGCAGTTCAGAGCCATATCCGATGAACGCATCACCGGGGTAATAAGTGCCAGTCACATCAGCCATTGCTCTCTCCTGTTCGTTGTCGCACGTCGTTACCCCTGTGGGCTCCAATGGAACATAAAGTCCGTTCGCACCCGGTCGAGTCGCAGCTCATCCGGGAAGTGCTCAAGATCCCCGGCGTGGAAGAGTTCGACATTGTGGACGGTAATCAGCGTGGGTCCGTCCTCAAGTAATCCGCTCCAGCCGAACAGTCCGGACGCCGACGGCCCCAGTCCGTCCCCGATGACCGCCATGGCCAACTCCTGCGCCGTGCCGAGCGGATCGGCGCCAGAGGTTTCCGCCGAGCAACAATCCACCTGGAACCGATACCGCGCCGGATAGTCCGGCCCCCGCAAGTGCTGATCGTGCGGAGTGGAGATGCGCTGCACCCGGATATACGGCGTGGTCGGCTGCTGTGGCGCCTTCAACGCATACAGACGATCGCCGACCAGCATCGTGACCGCGCTCACGGCTTCGAGCCGATCGATGACGTAGGCTTCGGTCACGCGGCCCTGCCGGTCGTGCTGCGACCCCCGAACGACTGCGGGAGCGCCTTGCGGATGGCCGCCCACAGGGACGCGAGCACCACATTGAGGCTCGTTTGCTTTTGTGCATCGAAGGCCGGCCGCATGAACGGCTGCGCCGCGTGGTGAATCGTGCCGTATTCCTGAAAGTAACCGTAGAAGTGATCGGACGGCTGCAAGGCGGGTCCGACTTCCACGACCGGCCCCGCCCCGAAGACGTCCTCTTCCGCCGCACTGAACCCGGCTGTCTTCAACTTCCGCTTCGACTGCACCCCGATCACGATGTTGTCGGCCAGATGTGGCCCGCTCGATGACGAGTCTCTCGGCGCCAGGGCCGCCGCATGGGCACGCATGGGTTCCGCACCGGCAATCAGCGCCTTCCGTTGCACGGTCACCACGACCGCCGCCGGCAGTTCGCGCAACCGCTTCATCAGGTCCGCCGAGCCCTGGAGCGTGACGGAGACTCTCATGTGAGCAACCCGCCCGCGAGGGTCATCACTTCGACGCCCCGCTTGCGCCCGACTTCCTGCGCCGCGACGATGTCGTGGATCCGGCCGCCCACGACGAGCCGTCGCGTCTTCCGCACATCGACGAGGTCCGGATCCCATTCGGCCGAATACGGCAACGCCCACTTTGTGTCGTAGGGCGCCGACACCTGATCCGCGACGAACCGCTCGCGCCCGCCGATGTCCATCTTCGACGCCCAGACGGATTGCAGTTCGTCCCACGTCTCCACGGGTCGCCGCGACTCGCCGACGCTCTCCGTCAAGGCCTGCACCGTAATCCACCGATCGCGCGCGCCGTGGGCCGTCATGCGATCACGCGATCCTTGAGCATCCCGAGCGTCCCGTCGAGGCCGAGAATCGTCTCCAGCCCTGGCGTCTTCTCATCGTCGCCGCGGTAGCGGTAGAGCCACGCCAGCACCTGGAGCACGAGACTTTGCGCCCGCGCGAAGTCCGGATCGGATTCGGGGTCCGTGTCGACGTCCCACTCCCCAGGGCGCTCCATGCGCCAGACCACAATCGCGGAGGCCTGCTCCATTTTGAGCAACAGGTCGGCATCCTCGTCGGGTGGCGATCCGACCCCCACATCGAGCACGCCGTTCTGTTTCAGGTGCGCCACTGCTTGCGCGTAGGTAATCAGGGCCATGCGTGTCCCCCAATGAACTCGGCATCCTTGCGCACGCCGAACCGATGCAGACTGCTCTGCACGCCCAGGTGCTTGACGAAGAACGGCCGCGACACGAGGCCGGTCGTCATCGACGGCCGATCCTGCAGCGCCCAGTAGCCGAGCAGTTTGTCAAAGCCATCGTGCGGCCGATCCTGAAATGGGGCGCCCTTGGGTCGCCAGTTCAGCGGGTGCGCCTTCGCCCAGGCCGCAAACCGCCGCGCATCTGTCGCCCGCATGGCGACCACTTGTGAGCCCCGCATTTCACGTAGGGGCGCCGTTGCCAGGTGCGCGCTGACCGGCTTCAAGGTGTCAAACGCAAAGAACCGATAGATCGACACGTCCGGATGGTGATACGTCCCGAGCCAACGCGCCATGCTCTCAATCGGATCCGGACACCACTCCAGGTCGTCTTCGCTCATCACAATCCAGTCGGCGTGAATCTCGTCCAGAATCGCAATCTGCCGGATGGCGTTCGCATTCGGTCGCTGACGCACCGTAGGCGGATAGATGAGGCCAGTCTGATACGGGCCCCCATCACGCGCCATCCATCCGATGTCAGGGTCCGTTGGAAAGACGTGAATATCCGTTCCTGACACGCCGCCGCCGCGCAGGCTGTCGACGGTCGCCCGTAGGTAGTTCTTCTTCGGCGAGCGGTCGGCCGTGCGAATCGTCAGGACGAGACTCACGCGGCCCTCCAGAACACCATGGCATTCGACCCATACCAGGGCGTCCGCGGCGAACAGCGCAGCCAGCGGCGTCTGAGTTCAGACGACAACGCGTCCGCATACGTCAGGCCATGCGCGCGAAACAGCCCGCGCCAGAACGACGGCTCCGCGCAATGGATGTGCCCCGGCCCGCGCTGCCCCGGCCCCGCTGCGGTAAACAGGATGCGCCCAAGCGGATCCATGTGCCGCACGAGTGTCTCGACGAGCGTCTCGGCATACTCCGCATCCAGGTGTTCCGCGACTTCCCAACAGATGACCCAATCGAAGCGCCGCTTCAGGTCCACCGGCGCGCGGAGGTCCGCGCGCACGAGCACGTCGATGCCCTCCGGAACGGCCAAGTCAATCCCCATCGCCGCGATCTCATGCGCCAGCGCCCACCCCACATGCACGCCTTCCGCACAGCCGACGTCCAGGAGGCTCGCCGGCCTCCCGAGCACCTCGCAGGCCGTCTCCAGGCACCGGAGCGAATGCGGATGCGTCCACCGTCGCGCGACGTGGTAGGGCGACCCCGGCGTGTAGAGGTCAGGCCGCGACATGCCGACTCCCACCCCCGATGAGTTCCACAGAGAACGGCGCCCGTAAGGTCGTCGACACCTGGTCGATGACTTGCCGGTGATCTTTCCTAAAGTTCGGCCGCGCATAGAACGTCTGCGCCCGCACCCCGAGGAACGGTGCCAGATACGCGAACCCGCCATACGTCCCGATGTAGCCCTTGGCCCGTGCGACGATCGCCGTTTGCGTCTCCAAGTTCGTCACCGGATCAAGCGCGACCCGATGCACGCGCGGATGCGGGGCCACGTCAAACTCCCCGTGGTCGTCATACTGTGTGCCGCTGTGGAGCAACACGACATCCGTGGTCGCCACGACCGCCCGCACAATGTCATTGACCATCTGCGTGTGGAGGTGATTCTTCGAGCACGCCATAGAGTTGTAGAACTTCGCCGCCAGATACGACGCGGGCAAGTCGACTGAGGGCGCGGGCGGGTGGAGCCGCTTCGCCACCGCCATTTGCCGGTAGAGGTTCGGGAGCTTGCGCCGCCAGAAGGGCCGGAACACGGCATACATCAACGACGGATGCAGCAGGCGAGTATCAGACAGTCCCGCCGCCTGCTCGACGTGCCGCAGAATGTCGCGGTCGAAGGTCGAGACGATATGCTGCTTGGTGGACGGTCGCCCATGCCGGACGCCGCTACAGGCCGCCTGTTCGATCATGCGCTTCTCGTTCTTCTGCCGGAATCGGTCAGGTGGATAGAACTGAAACACGTCGACATAGTTGGGGCTCAGGTCGGCATACCAGGAGCGGCACCCGCCGCGCGAGACAATCCAGAGATCCTCGCGGTGGAGGTGCCCGAAGGCCACCGCCCACCGCAGGAACGGAATCCAGTAGAGCAACTCGAAGCCAATCTCGCTCAGCCACGGACCGACGATAATCGGGCCGCGCCGCTTGCCGAGGGCCGTCACCGCCTCGCGCGTGTCGGACACGATCTGGAGGTCCGGTGTCATGCGATACTCTCAGGGCTATGACACTGAGCGACCTGCGCAGACTCCTGGACAAACTCCCTGCCCATCTCAGCGAATGCGAAGTCCGCGTCTATACCAGCCTTGGCATTGCCTATGTCCACAAAGACATAGAAGGGCTCTCCATTGAACGGGAAGACGGGCCCATCGAGGACACCAAAATCGCCATTCGCACGGATTGACAGGTCGGGCGTCATGGATACGCCGCCCACTTCCGATGTTCCGGGTCCAGCCGCTTACGCTTGATCGGCCGATTCACCGCGGACGGCTTGATCGATGGCTGGAGGCCCTTCCGCACGAAGATGAGATTCGACCGCGTCCACGACACGAGGTCGTAACCCTTTTCGAGTCCGACGCGGGTGAGAGCTAGCGCGCTCGCGCCGTAGAAGTTCGTGCCGTCCCACCGCCGGTCAGGGTCATACGGCACCGTCCGCGACTTATACGGTCCCCACTTCGGGTTGTATTCAATGATGACGACCCGCGGCCGAGACGTGAGGGCCTTCCAGACCCACAGGTCGTTGCCGTCGATGTCAATCGACAACAGGTCAAACTCTTTCGGGACGCCCGCGCTCCGGAAGACCTGATTGACGTTCTCGGCGGTGATGTCCGCTTGCCGCACGATGGCGTCCAAGGGTTCCACGTCGAACAGATGCACCGTCCAGCCACGCGCGCGGAAGTAGGCGGTATTCGACTTGCGAAACCCATCGGCCGCGCCGAACTCGACGGCGACTTGGTTCGTGGTGCCGATGCGGCGAAAGATACGCGCCGCCGCGCGGTCCTCTTTCGATTGCGCGAGCCACTTGCTCATGGGCGCAACCCCCATGGGCCAGACGTCGAGACGCCATACGGATGCCGCGGCGCGATATACCAGGAGGGCGGGACGACCGTGACCTTGATGCCGCGTTCGCGGGCCATGGCGATCCAGTAGACGACCCCGACGTGCGCGATCATGTGCTGCTGGTCGCGGCTCACGCCGTGCCCGTGGAGGATGATGTGCTCATAGCCTTCCAAGATGGCGTAGGCCATCATCAGGTCGACTTGGCAGGTAAACCACCCGTGACCTTCCCCGCGAATCTTGAAGGCGTCGAGGACGCGGTCCTTCGGGAATAGCACACCGGCCGGAATCGTCGGATCGAGTTCCGCGAGCCAGAGCGGCCGATACCCGGGCGTCCCAGGCCCCGGCAGGGTCTGATACCAGCGATACGTCGCGGCCCGCTTGCGCTTGATGCCCTCGTAGGACTCACTGCGCTCAAAGGGATGCAAGTCCCACCACGCGTCCCAGTCATCGACGGTGCCATATCGCTTGGCATACTTCTGGTTCGAGTGCGTCGTGCCCCAGAGCGTGGCCCCCGGCCACTGTTTCGTGGGCGAGCCCGCCGCCTTCCGCTTGCCGAGGAAGATGACACTTTTCATGTCATACTCCCGTCATCGGGCGACGGTCCGACCACGCCAACGAGCGGCAATGGAAAAGGCTCGTATGTCCCGCCGGGGCTTGGGACGAGAAATATAGACAAGGTGGAATCCGGACAAGTGGAACGGAACCTAGGTCCATCGCTTGAAAAGACGACTCCTGAAGCTCCCTCATATTTCACGCCGCGACCGCCTCCAGGATCGACCCCGACAACGTCTCCCCGTAGTGCGCCCGCAAGGCCTTCAGCGCCCGCCGATCCGCAGAGACGTGATTGCGCCACCAGTTCGCCGGCCGTTCTTTCGGCAGGTAGTGATAGCCCGGGCTGAACGAGAACCCGACCATCCGCACCGACTCGGCACCGCACCAGAGCGCGATCGCCGTCGCCAGGATGCCCGACGAGCAGGGCTCCTTTTCCATCCGCGCACAGGTCGACTTTTCCATCCACAGCTTCGTGGGCTTGTCGAGCACGGACCATGTCTGATACGTCACGCCGAGCTGCGCCAACGCCGCCAAGGTGTCCTGCTCGCTGGCCTCTTTTGGGCCACGCAGCATCAACACATGCCCGACTGTCTTGCCCTTGGCCTGCTGCAACATGGTCCGGTGCAACGGCTTGATCCGTGCGGTGCCAGGCTTGTCGACAGCCCGACTCGCCACGACCCAGAGATCAACGGAACAATCGACGCTAGAGATGCCACCATTGACGGCGATAACTGTCTCAGGCTCAACAACATGAGCGTTGGAACCGCCCTTGAGAGGCGCCGAGCCCACTACGACACACGCGCTGCCCTCCAGCAGCGGGCGCACGCGCTCCACCTGGGACCGATCCGCGACCGTCGCCAAGGGGAGGCTCATGTTAGGATCACCGCGTCAGGATGCAGCGCGGATGGTGACGCGCCAGCGTGAGGCAAGCTGCGAGGTTGTGAATTGCTGACGCCACCCGTGAATCCACCGGCATGGTTGTTATCCGAGACAGCCGGGTCAGAACCGGCCAGCCTGACACTCATAC